TTGTGAATCAGGATTTTGCATGGAATGCTCTGCGCAACCATCTTTTTATTTATGAGATTGATGGAGATACTTGCTTGGCTTTCTATTATTGGACCAAGTATTTTGTGGTTCCATATCATACAATGCCCGAGGAGCCTACCAAGGCAACACTAAGAGGTCCTGGTGGAACTCTCAACTTTATTTTAGATCCAACTATGGCTTATAGGATACCGGGAAAGGACTTAGTTATGATTTATGTTGGATCCGGTGGACCCACCAATCATATGGGAAAGCACTTTGAGGAAGATCATGTTAGGCACCCTATTACGGTTGCTATTCATGGGTTCCAGGGTAAAGGGCATGTTACGGACATTGGTTGGTGGAACCATGTTAGTGATGCTAGCAATGGTCCGTACACTTTCCCTGGATCGTATTACACCTTGCGGAATACAACCACAAAACCAGGGATGTGTATGTTTCCTTTGGTAAGTGATTCTATCGAGAAGAAAATTGTGGGTTTCCACATTGGTGGTCGGAATGGTACTAGGGATGGAGTTGGAGTTGCTATCACCTCGCCTGAATTGGATCGTGCTGTGATTGAGGTCACGGCACTAAGCCCAACGCATATTCCTCCTCCCATAACCAAGGACATAGAGGAGACTATATTAGGAAAACATTTTGCCATCTCCAAAGATGTGCACTATAAATGTGGAACTAATTTCTTGCCTGAGGATGCCACATTGACCGTATATGGCTCTGTCACTGGGCGGTCTACAATGCATTCTGATGTCGTACCTACGCCTATTTCTGACACAGTTGCCAAAGTAACTGGTGTACCCAATACATGGAGTGGTCCTGCTTTCAAGCAACCATTTGTCAATGAGAAGGGTCACACCGATAGTGGCACGTGGATCCCTTGGTATGAGACGTTGAAGCATGCAGCTCGGCCCTCACCTGGGCTACCGCAATCTGCATTGAACTTTGCGATGGAGGACTATCTTTCGGGTCTTCGCGAAGTTTTTGATGCTAACCCATCATATTGGACGAACCAATTGGCTCCTCTTACAGATCAGGAGACTATATCTGGTCGAGACGGTGAAAGATTTATAGATGCTATGGTTTCAAGCACTTCTATTGGTTATCCTATTGGAGGTCCTAAGTCCAAGTACTTGGAAGAGTTAGAACCTACTGAGGATCATGCTTGTCCAAAGCAGTTCACACCTGAAGTCCAAGCGTACATCTATAAGGTATTGACGCAAGCAGATGCCAACGAGTCATTAAATCTCATATTTGGAGCGAACTTAAAGGATGAGCCTAGGAAAGTCAATGAGACTAAGGTAAGAGTCTTCGAGGGAGCACCTCTTGTACTCCAATTTATCATAAGGAA